CTCTGTTTGATATGTCGTATTTTCTAATGCAATATAAGAATTGTAGTAAACGTTAAACGGTGACGCGGCTACTGACCCAGGATTTCCTTTTGGGATATCATTTTCAAAATAGAATCCATATCCAACATATTTGTTAAGATCAACGTCAGTTGGTTTTGTGTTTTCCGCAGTTTGAGTACCGGTTCCGGTAGTACCAGGATTACCATTGGCACCGGTTGATTTGTTTGGTTGATCGGTACCTTGTTCTTGAGGAATACTTTCGAATACTTGTATTTGTTCTTCTGTTGTTAATCTTGGGTTGTTTAATATTTGTTGGTACGTAAATAAATCCTTTGTTGGTATCATATTAAATTTGATAGCCAAATCATATAAATCATATTTAGTACATCCCGCAAAGAAAGAGTCAACAACACTTTGAACTCGGTCTTTTGATACTCCGTTCATTTGTTTTTCAATGATTGTATTTAACATTGCAGGATTATCAACAATAATCGTCCAACTTAATTGACCTGTTCTACTCGTATTTTTATAGGTATAGATTGGTTCAGGTCTACCCATAAAGAAAGTGGAGTTAAAGTCTGGTTTTGAGTCATCAGAGAATTTTAAATCATAAGGTGGAAACCACATAATTCTACCACCATTAGGTCCTTTTTCACATACAGGTAAATCATCATAAGTATAACCCGGTCTGTCTGAAGTTCTCCAAGCTAAATTCTCAATAGAGAACATATACTTCTTAACCTTTCCATCAACAATGTTAGTTGATCCAGGGTTTCTTAATGGTGCAATGTTTAGGTTGTATGTATTATCTAAAATTGAATAATCTACTCTTCTACCTGATGTTGTAATACCGTCAGATTTTTGTAAGTCAGCATAGGTATAATATGGAGTATCTTTTTGGAATACTCGACAATATTCAAGTCCAGCTTGTGTTCCATCTGCTTGATTAACATACGACAGAACCATAGACCCTTTGGTCATTTCTTTATACCCGTCATTGAATACTTTCGATACTTGGTTGATCGCATTACCAACATGTTTTAATCTTGCTTGACCTTGCACTTGATCCGCTGAATCTACTAATCTTTGTGTTTCATAAAGAATAGACCCCGGTCTAAATGGAATATCTATTGATTGATATCTTAAATAGTCGGCAGATATCTGATTAAAATCATCATCTAAACTACCCGCACCACCACCTTTAGTTGCCCTAAATCCGGCATTATCTTTATATTTAGGTGATGTCCAAATTAATTGACCTGACGTACCACCACCATCACTATACGCTCTACCTTTTAAACCAAAATTAATCGACTCTTCATTTCCTTCATATAAAATACCAAGAGCGTCAGGTCCATAAACAATACTTTGTTGTTGAACCCCAAACTGATTAACAGGTAATTGATTCGGTGGTCCGTCAATTTGTGCCGGTTCCGAAGTTTCACTACCAACATAATATCCTGAAGATTGAGCTTTGTCTTGATCAAACAATCTATTAACAGCAGCCGAAGCCCCCGCGATTAGACCACCAATAAGTCCACGATTATATGCCGGTCTATAAAGGTTATAATCTAAAGCTGAAAAAAGTGCCGATCTAGTACCATTACCAGTATTTGCAACAAATACTTCAGAAGGATTTCTATATTTGTTGAGTATAGGTGCTAATAAACCACCCGTTAAATTGTTTGCAACTCCGAGTGCCGCCTCTGCTTGTGGTCCATTTATTGGGTTATCATCATCAAAGTAATCACCAGGGATAAATGAAACAGGAAAATATGTACCTGTCAATCTATTCGCCAAAGATACAGTTGCTAAAACAGGATTTTCAGGTACTGTAATTCTCCAATCTCTAATAAAGAATGGTTGTTGCCCTGTCGCCAATAAACTCGCAGAAAAAGGATCACTAATTGTATCAAGGTTGATTACACCAATCGTAGCTTGTTCCAATTCTTGAGCAATTCTCTCATCAAATGCAAACTTTAATTGTGCTGCACCAATTTTAGCCAAGAAACTATCCGAAGATAGTGGTCCGTTTGAACCTAATGGGTCGTCTTGGAATACAATATTAAATGTTGGGTATGATGAATAACTATAGTATCCTGGATCCCAATATGGTTGATATATATTACCGGCATTTTGTATGTCGGTAATAATAACTAAATCTTTATAACCACCGCTTGGTCCCCATTTATTGGTAACGTATGCGGATTCAATATAGAATTCGTTTATAATATCTAAAGCGGTATCGTTTGGATCGTAAGGTCCTTGATTTGTTCCTTCGGGATTGTTTGTAGATGCAATCGAATTAATACCTATCGGTTGACTAAAACCTCCTTCAGGTCCGTATTCATTCAAAGGATATAAGTCCTGAGCAAATAAATTTGTTGATACGTAATTATTTGGGGAATCTACTACATTATTAACTGAAAGCACTGTTTCATAGTCAACAGGATTACCAGGTGATGTGTAAGTTCCAGGAACATTATAAGGTGTTAAATTCTTAACCAATAATTGTTTCCTAAAAGCATTAGAATTACCAAACGATAAAAAACTTTCAGACATATTGTTTTATTTTATAAATAGGGGTTTGGTATATTTTTTATCAATATTATTTGTTTTTAGCTCCTTGTGCTGACGCTGGTGCGTTCTTATTTTCAATCGCTTCTTTTAATAAAGCTTTACCTTCAGCGGTTTGAGTTAAATAATTGACAATATCTCCCTTAACCGAGTTTAGATCCATGTTTTTAACATTTTCATCACCAGTTAGATTCATATTCAAATTAACCGTAGCGGTTGACTCAACTTTCTGTGGTTGGGAATAAGCCTCTTTAAACTTATTTGAGATATCAATTAGTGTTGTATTGATAAATTCTTGAGAGCTTGCGGTTAGTTTTTGTTCAGCATTATCCAATGCTTTCATAAAATTTTGTTCAGCAGCTCTTTGTTTCTCTTTATTCCCTTCAATACCACCTACAATATAATCTTCTGCTGGTTGACCTATTTCGGTAAATGTCTCTCTAACACCTTTTGTTGTTGCTTGGTTGGCTAAATTTCTTGATAAAATTGCTTGAGATCCCATTACCGTTCCAAATAATTTTTCTAGAGGTTCTGAGGTTGCCTTACCATATTCTATGGTTTTCATATAACCAGCAGTATTATTACGAATTTGTTCAGATACACTTAACTGATCTAAAGCAATTTCCTCAATACTTTTGCTACCATCTTCTTGTTGTTTCTTTAAACTTTCAAGATCTGTCGCGGTTAATTGATCAACTTGTTTTAATTCAACCTCACCTGTTTGTTCATTCTTAACATTGATCATCGCTTTTCCATCCTTTAACTGAGCCATACCAGCAATCATCTCTTTAGTTTCATCGTCTGTTGCCAAAGAAGGGAATTGAATTTGTTTCATCTTCATGTCAAAATCCGCGGCTTTGATTGACATTGATGCAAGTTCTTCCGCAGGTATACCCATTTCTTTTGCAATTTCTCTCAATCTTCTTTTAGATCCAGGCATAATTTCAAACTTACCGTTAGCCTCGTTGAATTTGGTAAACTCTTTGGTAACATTAAGAATCTCTTTTTGTAGTCCTTCAGGGTCATTCGCCGCCAAATCCATAGCCCTTAGTGGATCTAATAGTCCACTTGCGGTAACACCCAATCTTTGTAGTCCTGCCGCCATTTCAATAGCACCTTCAGGATCATATATCTTGTCAGCAAAGTTAAAGACTTGTTCCATACTGATACCCATACGTTCTGAAGTTGCGGCCATTTTAGCAAGACCTTTGATACCATTATCGAAATTGTATAGGTTCATCTTACCGAGATTTCCAACTACTTTGTCAGAAACACCTGCAACTGAAACACCAACACTACGAGCATAATCGGTAACCTCTTTCATTCGATCACCAACATCATACACAGACACACCAACGTCTCTGAAATTAGTTGCTAATTTACCAATATCAACTCTAGAAACTTCAGCAGCTGCGGATAATTCAGTAATGGCTTCCTTACCTAATGTTGCAGTACTACCCATACTTTCCATTACCTTAGTGATATTTTTTAATCCTTGTTCTTCGGTAATACCCATTTTCATTAACTCGGGTATTGTATCGGCAATTGATTGTTTGAATCCTTCTATTGATTCTTTCGTAGTACCAAACTCTCTTTGGATTAAAGTTGCTCTATCATCTAATTCTTGGAATGCACTTAAGTCTGTGATATCTAAAGCATCGCCGATGCCAGCAAAAGCTGTTTTTAACTTATTTGAAGATTCTGTTACGCTTAAAGTCCACTTACCTAAATCGGCATTTAAATTTCCAACGACTTTACCGCTACTCGAACTAAACCTATCGCTTTGGTCGATTGTCTTCCTCTGCGCCTCGTAAAGTTCTTTGTATTTATCTAACTCTTTTTGAAGTTCCGCTTCTCTATCGCTCATTACGCTTTTTTACATAAATATTTAATTATTGGTTTTAGTATCCTCAATGTGTTTTTGGATTAAATACTTACGGACATATGTTGGCATATTCATAAACTCAGAGTATTGAGTTCTGAATAATCTAGAGAAATAATAAAATTCGTCTAAGATTGTTGTCTTATATTGATAAGAAAGGCCGAAAAAATTCCACCCCAAAAGTGATATCAATTACCACTTTTTCTCCTGACGGGGCTATAACTTCTTTTGATAGGTCTAATCTTGGTTCATTATCCAAGATAAATCTTCTAATATATTTAGAATCGGAGATTGGCATTTGTTCGACAAATACGCTAATTTTATTTCTATCTTCATCACCATCAATCGCCACAATGTGTTTCAACAATTTAGTTGTTACAACAGGTGCAGTTCTTTCAGAAGGATAAGATTTCACGATTCTATCAATTTCAATTCTATCTAAAACATTTAACAATTTTAAAGTAACCGTTTTCTTTGTTATAGGTAATACTGTCTGTAGATAACCATTCTCATCAGGTTCTACATCTGTTTTTTTATAATTTAACTCATCAAGTAGAATCGTAGCACTGAATCTTTCATCAGTTACAGGGTCAATAGCTGTTACCCTATATTCAGGACCAAAAGAAGTATTACGTAAGAAAAGTAACACCGCTTCAATATCACCATCCAAAAGTTCTTCAGGTCTTAAATCTCTTTCATAAATTTTATTTCTCAATAAAGGTAAAATAATTCCCTCATTAACATTTTTTCTATAATCAACTTCTGCCAAGATATTTTCATCAGCGGCGGTTAAGTAACCAACTTTAATTGATTTCTTTTTTGATTTGTAAAACTTACCTTGTGTTGGTAATTGAATTACGTCGTGTGGCAAATTAAATTCTGCCTGACCTGCAGCATATACGTCTTGTTCCATAAACTTCTTTTTATAATTAAAAATAAAAAAGACCTACCACTAGTAAAGTGAATAGGTCTTTAATTCGTATGTTTTTTTTACTATTAGTATACCAAGATACAACGGTCCATTCTCATGTTCGCAGTTATTTTAGCAATACCGTCACTTGAATAAGATAACGATCCACCGTCATATCCTGTCAAGAATGTACCTTCTAAAATCCATTTCTCAACAACAACACCTGTTGGGTCTAACATCTCAAGGTCAACGTTCTTTTTGTAACCCGCAGCATAACCCATACGTCCTGTTACTGACTCAGCACATAAACGGATCCATTCCATAACCGCTTGTGATGCAGAAGGACCGATTGGGTCACGGAAAGTTACAGGAAGTTCACCCCAAGTAAATCTACCTGCAACGTATGTTGAAGTAT